GTTTAAAGGTTATTTTATTCATCATCTGAATCATTTGTATTTAAAAATTCAGGGTCTCTGTATCCTTGATTAAATCCTCTTTCATAAGCATCACCTATCTGCTCCTTCTCCATTTTCTTAGCCTTATTAAACTCATTTATAAAAAGACTCATATGGTGCTCACCTAAACTAATAGTAAGCATTTCTTCCAACCATTCTACTGCTGTTTTCATTGTTCTTGTTTAAAGTTATTAATCTAGTTCCTCATCGATGTAGTAGTTGTCGATGTCATCAGTAGGCGCATCACCAAAGTAAGTCTTGTATACCTCGATAGCTCTCTCTACTTTTCTCTCGCCGCCTAAGATAAAGTTCTCCGTCGGACGGAAGATACCTAACTGAGAAGTCTCTTTATCGATTACAAAGAAGATAAGGGGCTTACCGAATAGCTTTTGGTAGATGTAAGCTTGGCTGTCGTAGTTGTACGCCTTAGCTGACCACTTAAACTTCTTGATATCTGAGGTAGTCTTCAAGTCGATGATAACCTCATCAGTAATGATATCAGCCTTACCTTTCCACATCATACCCTTAATCTCTCCAATGGCGGGCTCCTCGTAAAGATTGCCGTCCTTGTAAATTTCATCGTAGAAGTAGATGTTAGACTTCATTACTTGAGTAAGGCTCTTAACTCTGTCAACCTCGTGCTGAAGCAAACAGAAGTCCAAGCCATTGGCATCGCAGTAGTCCTTGTAGATTTTGGTGTTACGCGTTGACGCATCTACAATGTGCGCATCAATAGCTTTGTCGGGCTCGATTAGTAGTTGGTGAAACAATCTACCCTCAGCAAAAGACTTGTTGTCTTCTCTCTCCACCCCGTACTCCTTGGGGTTACCAAGGAGCGCTGAGATATCCGAGTTAGATAGGTAGTTCTTACCGACGCCTTTGTAGTACTCAGCGTCATTTCTTAGTTGTTCTGTTACGTTACTCATAGTTTACTTTGTTATTTCTTTGATTAAAATTTTCTTAATGATTGTAGTCAACTTGTACTTACGCTCAATCTGTTTGATTACTTTCTCTGCTCCAAGCGCTGCGTTATCTTGAACGTACTTGAATACCTTTTGGTAGTCGTCAGAGTTAACCATTAGCGTAGGTAATTCCTTAGGCTCACCCGTCTCAGCATCAGCACTTTGTGTCTTTGAAGACACCTTAGCTTGCGGCTTAGCTGTAGTCATCTCAGGCATATCCTCACCCGTCCATAGCTGTAGTCCTAAACCATGCATAGCGATAGCCTTAGCAGTCGAGCGCTGAATAGCTTTGTTGACGTCCATAGACGTAAGCTTATCCAATCTAATTGACTGATTGCGGAAGTCCATGATAGGTAGGTAGTCGATGTTCTCGATACCCTCAACCTCTACACCAACCTTAACGTATGCGGTGTTGCCATCCGTAAAGTAGTTGAGTCCCGTTGATGGGTTCTCATAAACTACGCGCTTAGCTTGTGGGTAGTGCGCCTTGAGTATCTCCCATGCGTATGACCACGATAGGTACTTGACGTTACCCTTGGTCTCGATTTTGTCCTTGATGTTTACGTCGGACAACGTTTTGAAAACTGATTGTTCTTTCATGTGTTATTGGATTTTAATTGATTACTTTGGATTCTATTTCTCTAATGATTCTAACGTAGTCTCTGTCGTCAGCTACCTTACGCTCCATGTACCTTACAGCGTTGATGATTGACGAGTAAGTGAACTTGCGTCCGTACTCTAACGAGTAATCCATGATGTTACACATAGGTATCTGTCGTCGAATACATAGAAATATGAATAGTTGTCGGGCCTCAGTTACTGAGCGCCTCTTGGTGTTCTCGAATAGCTGCTCGGGTGTGAGTTCAAACATACTCGATACTATCTTTACAAATTGGGTAAATACACTTTTTTTCATGAGTTAATTTTTTTATCTGCTACGTTATCCCATAGCCATTTTTCTACATCTTTTAGCGAACTGCTGCGAAATGTAGCACTGCCATCCTTAGCGTAGTATTCCTTATCAAAGAAGATGTACAACCCACCCATGTACCTTACTACTTCGCTGTAAAATTCCAACTTGCTTGGAACAAATACGCCCGAGTCAATAAAGTCTTTGAACGTGATTTTCTCTTTCTTGTCAATGGCTTGCTGTATGATTTGAATGCTTCTATTGTTAGCGAGTCCGCTTGTCTTTTCCTCGATGAGGATTTTGTTTAGTCTGTTCATAGTCTGTATTTAGATTACAAAAATAATACAATTGTTTTAGATATGCAAATTATCCGAAAATAATTTCACCCATCACCATGTACTGAAAGCAAACGTCAGATGTTATGGCGTCACCCGTCTGCATCAACTCATCCATTAGGTGCTGAGCGTTGTCGGAGTCGGCAAGCCCTTGAAGTCCATCTACGATGCTGCTTAACGATAGCGTTCCTAAAACCTCTTCGTTGTCCTCTGCGTCGTGTATGTCTACAGATAAACCCCTATCCAACACAGCGGTCATTAATGCTGTCGAGAAGTACGGGTCTTCTTCTTTGCTTACAACCTCACGTATGGCTTTCCTTTCTTTACTTGGTATATAATACCAATAGTTGCTGCCGCCCTCTATAGCCGTAACAAAGATGTTCTCCAATATCTCGCGGCTGATTTCTTTTTCGATGTTAATTTTTACTTTCATGTTGGTAAAATTTAATTGTTTGTGCTAATTCAAGTGGTGACATCCACCCATGTTCTGTCATGTCAATTAGGTAGTCTATAAAGTGAACGCGCTTTGCTTCACTGAGCGCTTGATATATCTCAAGGCTCTGCTTTCTCTGTCCGTTCAATTTGCTCTCGAGGATGTAGTCAAATAACTCCTCCCATGTTCCCATGTCTAAGTCCTGTGGTCTCATTTTGTGTTGTATAAGTGTTCGTAATATCCTTTCTCACTATCATCAAGGTCGTCTGTCATGTCACTTGTTTTTGGAATCTCGACGATGTGATGTATCTTCTCAATCTCTTTTTCGTAAAGGGATGCCGCTAACAGCATCCCTAAGCTTACACCTACAAATAGGTACAATAAGTTCTCAAACCTTCTCATAATTAAAATGGTAATTCGTTAGTACTATCTGTGTCTTCAAAGACACCATTAAACTCAAGCAACTCGTTCTCAGTGAACCAACTTCCGCAACTCTTGCAGTAGTACACGTCAAACTCGTCGTGCTCTACCTCATGTAAGCAGTTCATGCAAAACAAGTCAACCTCATCCTCATCAGCAGTAATCACCTCGTGCTTGAAAGATTGCTTGTAAGATTTATGTATCTTATCTTCACGTCCGACGTCCATGCCCTCCATAAAGTATATCCAACAGCTAAGCGTTTGAGCGCCAACCTTGATGTTAACCTTTTGTCTCTTGTACCACCTTGGGTGACCCTCGAGTCTGTCAAGGGCTCTAAGAACTTCGTCAGATACGTTGAACACATCTACGTCTACGTTGTAGCCAACCCCCTTGTGATTGATGAGGTAAGGTAAACCCTTGACGATGAGCGGATACTTATCCGCTGTCTCGCCCGCACCAACAAACTGAGAGTCTGCTAAGTAGTGCCAATAGTTTGAGTTACCTTTCTTGAGCGTGCCGTACACAGCCACCAAGTTCTTCTCGATGACGTTACCCTTGGAATACCAAACGCCGTCATACTGCACCCAATCCGCGCGATTGTACATCTGATAAGATTTAGTTCGCGTGTTGAACGTAACGAATCGTGAGTTATGCTTCTCTAACTCTGTTTTCCACAGCGCTCTGTTGATACGTCCAAGATTGCGCGCAAGAACCTTGCTGTCGCACTCATCCTTGTTTCCAAGTCCGTAGATAGTTCCGTTCATCATCAACCACTCATCTGACTGCACACCACATTGGAACGGGTGTGTGTTGCTGAGACCTATCTTACCGATGGTAGCGTAGCGAAAGTGAGCGATAAACGGGCGCTCGGTGTCGAGCAACTTGTACTCAGTAGACCGATGGTGTGATACCTCGTAGGTGTCAAGCCACACGATGCCAAGCCCGTCGGGATTGATGCTGCTTGCTGTTTTGAGGATTTGTGATTCGATTTTCTTGTTGTTGTTTTTTACGATGATTACGCACATGATTGTTCTGTTTTAAAATTAGGGTTAGTATATACTCGCATCCCTCTATCGTTGAGGGTATACTCTAAGGGGTACTCCTCAAAGGAGTCGTGTAACATATCTAAGAAGTCGCGTCTCTTAGTCGACGGGAGGTACATGATTCTGTCCAAGATTTCTTGCACCATCTCTTTTTTCTGTTTTTCTGTCATAGCTTATTTATTTTATCGATTATTAATTCAGTTGCTAAGGAGTACTCTACAGACTCCGTTAAGCTATCGTATCCCATGTCCTTGCATAGGCGCTCTAAAGCGGGTACGCATTGTTGGTAGGTTAGTTCATCCATGAACACAGCTACAAGGTCCGCGTGAAGACCTCTCTCGAAGTATACTCTTACCATTGGTTTAGATTTCTAGTTCTGCTTTTGTTATTTGCCCAAGCTTCTTGGCATTTAGTGCGCAATAAACCATCTTGGATGTCATGTAGGCCACCGATACCTTTGTACGTTCCGTATGTCCATCCGTATGTGCTCACTTTGATGATTGGGTCTTTCTCAAGGTACTCAAGGAACTCTTTAGTGCGGTCTCCGAACACAGCGTAAACATCCATTGTCTTAAGCTGTCCGTATCCGTCAGCGCTCGCGTTAGCTACATAATTTATCATGGCTTCCATGATTTCGTATTTGATTAGTGGATTCATGTCGTTCTGTTTTTATAGGTTATTAATTGTATGCGTCGCATTTGATGTGACGACCATGGTGGCGCTCTGCCTTAAGTTTAGGGTACTGCGTCTTGTACGCGTCGCACTTGACGTACTTAGTACTGCCGCATGATGAGGTAAGAATGGCCGTAGCCAAGATAAGACCGAACAAGGTCACTGCTTTAAGGATAATTAGATTTTTCATGTTATATTGTGTTATTGGATTACAAAGGTACTACAATTCTATTACAATGCAATAGATTCTGTTAATTTAAAATGATTCTAAATAAGAGCGAGCGGGTGTCTTCAAAGACACAGCCCCGCCCTCTCTCACTATCAACTCTCTCCCTACTTGGAGAGAAAGTCACCCGCACAATCGTAGTCGGTAAGGGTGATGTGTAAGCGCCCGTACTTACCAAAGCGCCCGTTCTCTTTCTCGATGCGGAACTCAGCGCCGCCCGATGAAAAGGATAGGCCTTGCCATGATGCGTACTGACCGAACTCAGCAGCGCGTAAGGTCATGAATAGGTCCACAATCCAATTGGATGCGTATCTGTACTTTAACACGTACTCGCGCTCACTTACTACGTCCATGTAAGGTAACACCTCGGTGAACACGTACTGCGCGGGGGTCACACCGAAGAACTCGCGTAGGTAGTAGCCAAACAGCTGACCCTTGCTCTCTATTCGGTTTGTCCACATGGCATCTTGTGTGCTCCAAGCGCCGTCAATTACTTGCGCGTTTCCATCGCTTATCCAAGCTTCAAACGCATTTAGTTGATTCTGTCTCATAGGTTTTTCATTAAAAAGTTATCGAATGTTTTACTCCAAAAGTTATAGTTCTCGAGGGTGTCGTCAAGGTATAGTATTGTGATGATTACGTTGTATATCTTTACATCTCCGTAGCTGTCGCAGCACCAATCACCATCGACCTCTTCGTCAAGGTATCCCTCTCTCTCCATGCCTCGCATGATGTACTCCTCTGCGTTACGTATCAGCATATCGCTGAGCGGATAGGGTACGTACTTGTCTATCGTTTGTCTTCTTGTCATAGGTCTTTATTAATAAATTTAGTGTATAGGTCTCTCCAAAACTCATCACCCTCAATTGAGAACTCCCAAGTGAATGAGTGATTGATGATGTGGTACATCTTAACTCTTCCGTTCCATTGTAAAAAATTAAGGCTGTCGCTGTTAAGCCATTCGTGGTCGTGTTCGTTAAGTACGTTTTTAAATACCATGTCCGATAGCGGGTAAGGTAAGTACTTGTGTATTATCTGTATGTTTGTCATAAGTTCTTTGCTTCAAGTTTATCTCTTAAGTTGTACCAAAAGTCAGCGCCCTCGGGGGTGTCTGAAAATACGAAAGCGCCAATTAAAAGTTTATGCGCATATCCGTTATAGTTTTCTAGTTCAAGCCATTGTGGGCTGTAACCCAACATGGCGTTTCTCATCACCATCTCCGATATCGGATAGGGGATTCTTTTCTCGATTAGTTCTCTGTTCGTCATTGTGTTTAGTTTAAATTGTGAATACTCGGTGTCTTTAAAGACACCATTTAGTAGGTAGCGGGGGAGTCGAACCCCCGCTGCGACCCTCTACCTATCGAGTGAACTCAAGAATGTCTTGATGTCTCTCACCCGTATTGATGTACTGCTGAAAGTGAACAGCCAAAGCGCTCACCTTAGCGACCTTGTCAGCATCGCCGTCGTACATAGCCATGAGCAAAGGCTTCATGTCCGTCACGTACTTCTTGAACGATGTGCTAGGCTTGTTCATAGCCACATCTAACAGCGCGTACATGAACTCATAACGGCGCATCATCTGCTTGACCGACTCGATGCGTGACGGCAAGCGGAACTCCAATGTGCAGCCCTTGACCAAAGCAACTTGGTACTTGCGATGCATATTGTACGGGTCATGCTCAAGCATACGCATATTGTGATTGCAGTAGCCGTTCTTTAAGCGGTGACGGAACATTGCGTACATGAGCCCGCTGAACTTGCGAACTCTCTCGCGAATGTCATCGCCGCCCCATCCCTCGACGCCAATGGTGATGTGACCACCACAGCGCGAGTCCGACGGGCTGTATCTATCGTCGATGATTCGCTCGGCTTTGTGCATCATGTCGTACACCTTGGTGCGCCATGTAGACGCGGGCAGCAAAGGTAAGATGTGCGTTACGGCCTCGTATCCGCATGAGCCGTCGCGCTCAAAGCCGCAAAACAATTCGTACTCACGAACAGCGCCGCGACTAAGCGATGTCTTCTCGACCTCAAAGCCAATGGTGAACTTAGACTCGATGCCCTCAGCGTTGAAGATGAGAACGTCTTGCTGTTGGCGTTTCTTTAAACTCGCCACATCCACCTTACTTGCTTGCTTGTTCAAGAACAAGGGGTCGGGCTTGCTGTGGTAGCTTTGAACTTCTCCGCGGGCATACTCGCCCGTTACTTGATAAACGATTCCTTTTTTCATGGTGTTTTGTTTTATTGTTTATTAATTAATTTACTCCTACGGGGGTGACCAATCTAAGCATGAACTGACCCGCCATGCAATGGTCATTGCTGTAGTGAATTGATTTCCAAGCAGCCTTGATGTCATCTTCAGTGCTTAGCGCTACCAATGTCTCGTTGTCGGATAGGTCGCACATGAAGATTTCAAAGCCCGCTTTGTGCATCGATGTGATGTCGCTAAGTTTTTTACCCTCGCTAAGCAAGTCCATGTAGTTGCGCTCATCGGATAGAACCTCATGATTGAACTGCTCGACTAACTTGCCGTCGATGTACTTTGTGCTGCTCACCAATACTGAGGGAACGTAGTCGTACTCGTCGGGGTTTGGGCTGTAGTACACAGCATACAACTCATCGGTCACCTCTATGGTCAACGTTGATGGATTGATGCGAGACGTTTTGTTTCTTCGCTCAATTGTAAAGCCCATCTCAGCGAGTCGTCCTTGAGCGGGCATAGTAGTTACGATTTTGTTGTCGTCGATAAATGTGTTTAAGTAAGCCATTGTATTTGATTTTAAGTTGTTAGTTGCGGGCGGGGGACTCGAACCCCCGCTTGAACCATTCCCGCTTGTCGGTGTCTTCAAAGACACCAATTATTGTGCGCCATGCATCTCAAGGTACTGCTCGTTTTGGCATAGGTACATCAAAGCGCGCTTGATGTCGTTTAGGCTGTTAGTAGTGGTCATCTTTCCGTTCTCATCGATGCGCACACTCACGTTTGGATTGTGTCCGTCTTTGAACGTCATGGTGAAAGCAACTTGAGCGCGAGTCTCAACTACGGCCTCAGCGCCGTCACCCTCGCCGTCACCCTCGCCGTCTCCACCTTGCTCAGCGCCCGACTCCACAGCCTTGGCGAACTTAAGCAAGTTCTCAACTGAGCGCTTAGGATTCTCACCCTCAGACTCCAATCGGTCGCACTCGGCGTTGAAGCGCTCGACGATTTCGTCCTCGACCTTGGCCACCTTGACGACCTTGTGGAAGAACGATTTTTGCCATCCGAATACTTTTGACGCGAACTCTTCCGCAGTCCATGAGATGCCCTCGGCATCGCATAGCTGTTGACCCTCGTCTGATTTGAACCACTCGTAAGCCTTGCTCACGTGTTTTGAAAGCGCCAAGGTCGTTACGAATTTCTTCTTTTTGGCGTTGTCAATTGTGCGCTGTAGCGCTTTGATTTCAGTCAAGTTCATCGCTGATTTCACTTGTGCGTTGTTCAAGAACGCTTGCTCGATAGATAATAAATTGCTCATGATGTTTTGTTTTTGGGGTTAAAGATTAAAGTTAGTAGCATGGGCGGGAGTCGAACCCGCCCTAGAACCATTCATGCTTATCGGTTGAGGATATGAACCTCGATAGTACACGTGATGTAGTCATCAGTTGACTCCACCTCACATCCCCATCCTTTGCAGCCTTTGAGGGCTTTGCTGTAGCTAGTCTTTACGTCCGCTCCACCGCCGTTGATGTAATCCAAGCACTTATCATATGCTCCCTTTACGTTTCCGTACACACCGATGTTGCCGTCTTGGCTGCCTCTTACTACATAAATTGCTTTCATTGTATTGATATTAATTGGTTAGCGCGCTTCGGGGAGTCGAACCCCGACTGAGACCATCAGCGCTGTTTGCTAGCCGCGTGAAACCGCTAGCTCTCTATTATTCCCTACAAGCTTTGACCATTCGCCTTGTGGTTTCGACAAACAGCCACCCGAGTAGTGTACTGCTTGCCCTAGGTTCGTCCTAGATTTGTGCTATCGTATTGACCTCCACACCGCTTGCGGTCTCAGATAGTATCGTATGTCAAGTGTTGTTAGTAGCTCTTTTGCTGTTACAAATTTACTACAATTCATTTGACATATGCAAGCATTTTGTGAAAAAAAGTTTTCGTCGCTCTGCAGCCCTTATACAGCAAGGGATACAGCGAGGGGCGTTTTAGGGTCATTTTTTGAGTTGGGTAATGAGGGGCGGGCAAAGCCCTCTTCAAAGGTGTCTTCAAAGACACATTGCGGGCGGGCGCGGGGGCGCGGGGCATGGGCGCGGGCGTGACACGTAGAGCGGGCGCAACGTATGGGCAGCGCTGCAGCCCCCGTCTACACTAGTGTGCGCGCTAGGCCCTAGGAAAACGCCAAAAAGTTGGGCCGCGTCGACGCATTCAGCACCCCCCTAGCAAGGTTTTGGTCGGTTTCGCATTGGGGGTCCGCATCGTAAAATGGGGTGGGTATCCAACCACTCCGCATATCTGATACCATTTTGTATCTTTGTAAAAACTATTTATTATGAAGAAGATGAGTATTAAAGACGGACTAGAAGTTCGCAACGGGCGTTTGATTAACAACCGTCCTGATGGAATGACCGGCATACAGATGTTGTGTGAGGCCAAAAAGAATCGCAAGCGTGAGCAGAAGATTGAGATGATGGTTGAGGCAGATGTACGTGCATCCATGCGCGAGAGAATGCTTGGTTTGGAGGACTAAGATTTTTAGTTTCTGTGAAGGGGGTTTTTAAAAAGACCCCTTTTTTTATGTTTGTGATTTTAAAATAATTTCTTAAAAAAGGCCATTCCTGTCGATTATCGACATTTTACTATATAAATCATGTCGATTTTACGACGATTTTTTATACTTAACTTATTGATTATCAATACTTCTGTCGATTCTGTCGATTTTTACTTTACTTTCTAGTGGGAAAAAAAATATAATAATAATATATTTCCTATATATATATAGAGAAACCTTAAAACGACATTTGATAAAAATTCGACAGGTGCTTGCGCAGTTGATTTATTCTTTTTAAATTTGTCCCATAACAAACAGATACTATGATTGAGAACGAGAAAAAGCTACAGGCTCTCTTAGGCGTTCTGCCGGTATTGATGGACTACATGGAGGACATCAGAGAGCAATCCCCAAGGGTTTACAACAGGATGGTAAAAAAGTCGGGCAATGACTTCATTGAGCACACGACGCGTCACTTAAATAATTTATTCTCTATTGTCAAGGACGTGGAGGGGTCGTTGAACTTTTACGACCAAGTCCAAAACGTCAGCACAGCATTCATGCAGTGGGTGGACGCGGAGCCTAGTGAAAAGGAGTGAGCTATGCCACTGACGAGTGGAACGTAACCTGCCGTGCATTGGCTGCGGTTCTCATCGTAGGGAGATAGGTTAGCCTTTCCGAGATAAAAGGCATCACGGAGTGGCGGAATTGGTAGACGCTAGTAGACGAAAATGCAAAAGTCATAGGTTATCGGCCGTATGTCCTATTGAGCAGAAGTAGATACGAGGGATAAGCTCCATGCAGGTTCGAGTCCTGCCTCCGTGGCAATAAGTGGTCATAAATGTCACAATTATACGTGAATTTGTGCCTTACAAGACAAGTTAAGATAAGGGGTAAAAATTGCCACATAAAGTATAAAGGGATGTAAAACAAAAAACCCTCTACACCGGAGAATAGAGGGGGACTTACAAACTTCTCTGTAAGTGGGGTTGAGACAAAGATAATTAATTATGAGACAACTAGTATACAACGCAGTAACCTGTACAGAGTGTAAAGAGCTATTGGTTAGCTACACCGTCCATGACTATAAGACCTGTAGCTGCCCTAACGAGGCGATGGTGGATGGTGGACTTAGTTACGGAAGATACGGAGCAAAGGACCTTGACAAGTTGATTATCCACAACTACTACGCTGACGACCCATTTGACGTAGTTCGATGCTACGCCACACGAGGTAGCCGTGGTAAAGATGGAAAGCAGCCACTAAAGTGGATACCACTAAAGGACATGGATGACGATTACTTAGAGGCAGTCCTTGAGTATGGTGGTGCAGATTGGCACCTTGAATTGATTCGCAAAGAGATTAAATACAGAGAGCATGAACGAAGTAGTAAAGTTTAAAGAGAGGCTTAGTAAGATTGGCTACGAGCTTGAGCTAGAGGGTAACGTCCCTTGGATATACCTCAAGTCAGTCAACGGAAATCCTATAAAGAGTAAGGATTGGTTAAATTCAAACCACGGCTACTGCATAGCTTGGTATCCTGTGTGGCATCAAGATGAGGTTAAGCTAAATTGGTACGACATAAAGTTAACTTTTAAGTTAATCAGAAAGTACGGTAAGCCAATCCATAAGTACAACAATGGGATAGGCGCTACGCTATGTCATGACTGCGGAGTGATTATATCTGAGGGATTGACTCATGACTTGAGATGTTATAAATGTCTAATATATTACCCATAATCGGGTGAAAACCGATTAAGTATGGTGAAAAACACATAATTTGATATGAATCAGGAGAAATTTGAAAAGCTATACGAACCAAAACAAAAAAAGATATTACTTCTAATACCTTTCTTACAGGAAAAACCAAGACCTCTAATGTCTATAGCCAACTTGTTAAGCGTACACCCTAAGTGGGCATCCTCTTACATCAGGGACTTGCGTAAATTAGAAGTAGACGTTAAAAAAGACCAATATAAAAAATACTACATATGAAAGCAACACTACACTTCGAACACGAGGAGCAAGATGAGCTGCAAGATGCCATCAACGGTTATAAATGGCGGCTTATTGTTTGGGAGCTAGACCAAGATTTGCGCGGAATAGTCAAGCACGGATACATCGGTAACAGAGAGGCTACTAGCGCAGAGATTGCAATGGCTGACTACTGCCGAACAAAACTTAGACAATTAATTAGTGATGATGGATTAAATTTGGAACAGTAAACAAATTTGTTTATATTTGCATCAGTTCTGTTATAATCATAGGTGTTATTGGCAAGAGGGGAGTTTTTTAGCTCCCCTTTTGTTATTTGTCACAATAATTGCTTAAATTTGTGTCATTGTTTAACCCATTAATTTTTTAAAGATGGAAAAGTTTATTTCGGTTCCGGTAACGGGACAACCTAATCAGTTGATTAGTGTAACAGGTATTGTTTTAGTTGAATCATCATCAGCTACGTCTACTACAACTACAATTAGTTATCAAGCAAATGGTAGGGATATTTCAATTACGCACGCTGCTCAGGTTGGATATGACATGCGTACTGCTATCCAAAATGCTATTGCTGCTGCTTTGCAGACATCTTGGACGAATGTAGTGTATGTTGCATCTTTTCCACGTGCAATAAGTTCTGTTGTCGTTAGCAATCCTGTATAGTTCTGAAAAGCTATTTAGAGAGCCATTCTTTCGGGGATGGCTTTTTTTGTCACGATTATTTATATCTTTGTGACCAATAAAATTTAATCTATGGCACATAACCAATCATTTACACCAAAAGAACTACTCTTTGAGGAAGACGGCCGCAAGAAGCTCATCTCAGGAGTTAACAAGATGGCCAAGGCCGTCAAAAGTACCCTCGGACCACGAGGAAAGACAGTACTAATCGAGTCACCATTTCACACGCACGGCATCACGGTCACCAAAGATGGTGTCACTGTGGCCAAAGCTGTTGACCTGTTCGACCCGGTTGAGAACCTAGCGGTTAAAATCATGAAGGAGGCTGCTGAGCGCACCGCTACAAGCGCAGGTGACGGAACAACAACCGCCATCGTGCTTACTGAGGCCCTAATCGAGGCAGGTTTAAAGCACATTAAGCCTGAGCACAACAACATCGAGGTGCTTCGCAACATGACAGACATCTCCAACCAAGTTGTTGAGCTACTCAAAAAGAAGGCAAAGAAGGTAACACCTGCTATGTTAGAGGACGTGGCTACCATCTCTGCCAACAACGACCAATCTACAGGTAAGGTAATCGCTGAGACGTACAACGCGGTGGGTAAAAATGGTATCGTTACCGTTGAGCACTCCCAAACCTCAGAGACCTACTCTACGGCTACCGACGGACTTCGCGTACAGCGCGGGTACCTAAGCCCATACTTTATCAACAACCACGAGCGTGATGAGTACGTGGCTGACGACATATACATCTTGGTGTGTGATGCGGAGATATCGAACATCCTTCAAATCAAAGAGGTGTTAGCTCCAATTGCAAACACCCAAAAGAAGCTATTAATCATTGCCCCGTGCACAAATCAGTTCATTAACACGTTGTCTGCTAACGTAGCCAAGGGTGCGTTAAACGTATGTGCCATACAACCACCTAGTTTTGGCTACAAGCAGCACGAGCTCATGCAAGACATCGCGCTGAGTGTCGGGGCAACTTACTACTCTGAGAAGACGGGTGACGACTTGAGCCTCATTCAGTTCTCTGACCTAGGTCATGCAAGTAAGGTAATCGTTAAAAAGGACGAGACCATTATTGTTAAGGACCTAGAGGACGAGACAAGCACTGCTGTTACCGAGCGCATCGAGCAGCTGTGGAAGGCGCACGAGCAAGCGCAGAAGAAGAACGACAAGGACTTCATTTTGGAACGAATCGCTTCTCTCTCAGGTGGAATTGGTGTCATCCACGTTGGTGGTAACACAGACCTTGAGCAAAAGGAGCTCTACGACCGCATTGACGACGCCGTTTGCGCTGTTCGCTCGGCTTTGGAGGAGGGGATATTGCCGGGAGGTGGAAAAGCTCTTTACGATATCAATGTATTGGAGAACCTCCCGTTGGTTGGAGAGAGTATTGAGGCCTCTGTTGCCGCTCGCATCATCCAAGAGGCGCTTTGGGCACCACTCGAGCAAATATACACCAACGCAGGACTTGCTTTGTCTGACTACCCTGTCCTTAAAAACGAGGGTAAGGGTGTAAACATCAAGACATCAGAGCAGGGTGACCTCATCAAACTTGGTGTCATCGACCCGCTGAAGGTAACGCGCTCAGCTTTACAGAACGCTGTGAGCGTAGCTGTGACAATCCTAAGTACTAACGCTATTATTACGGAGGCTCGCTCGTTCGAGGTTAAATAATGAAAAAGGTAATCGGTAAAAACATTGTAATTAAAAATATCGAGGAAGAAGTCCGCTCAGATGCGGGCTTCATTCTCTCGGCTGATGACGTTAAGGGCTTTAGGTACAAAAGAGGTGTCGTTGTGATGCCGGGTACTGACGTGAGCACCATTCAAGCGGGTGATGAAATTTACTACGACAAGGCAAACAGCTACACGATGATGATAAATGACGAGGACGTCACCATCATTGCAGAGCGAGACGTTGTCATTGTACTTTAATCATCCTTAAACTTACCCGTTCTAATCTCTTCGTTCATCTGTCGGATGGCATTCTTATAGGTCTTGTGGGCGTAGCCTGCTTCCTTTAAAAAGAGACGATTGAACTGATAGTTTTCAGATATCTTACCACCCTCAAGCTTGTCGTACAAAGATGCGACAAGCTTTTTTCCTTTAAAGGTAATCTTCCAAATAGAAGCGCTGTTGGCGTGTGCATGACTGTGTATGTCTATAAATCCCTTGCTCTTTAGGATTGAGAAGCGGGTTCTACTCCAAGAAAAAGTTTGCATAAAAACTTGGCAGTCTGTCATTGTAAAGTATTTTTCTGAGTATACGTAGAGCAATAAATCTAGCTCTGACTCGGTGATATTGTACTTTTGTAGGTAGTAGTAGCGTATTAAACGCCAATACCTCATGTAGTTTTTCATTTGATTAAATTTTGTAAATTTGTCTCAAAGTTAACTATTTAAGATATGATGAAGGGAATGTCCAATCAAAATAAGTCTCTTGAGGCTCTTAAAGCTAAGAAAGCTAAGTCTGCAAAGGCTGCTTTTAGTAAGGCAAACGCTAAGTCAAAGACACCTCTTGCAGGAATGTCTATAGCTGCAAAGCTTAAGATGACTAAACTCAAACCTAAGAAGTAATGGCTGACAAGAGCAAGATGAAGTGTAACGTGCCACGTTCTTCAGACCGACCGGGAAAGAAGATGATGGTAAAGGCGTGCTCAGGAGGAACTGAGAAGCTCATTCATTTTGGCGCAAAGGGTTATGGTCACAACTATAGCGCTGCTGCGCGTAAGAGTTTCAAGGCTCGCCATAGCTGTTCAACTGCAAATGACAAATTAAGCGCTCGTTATTGGGCTTGTAAAAAGCTATGGGCAGGACCTGGTGGCTCAACCAAGTCATCGCCATCATCAAAGAAAGGTAAGTACTAATGAAGGACGCCTGCTACAAAAAGGTAAAGGCATCATACGATGTATTTCCATCGGCTAGAGCCTCACAGGCTATTGCTAAATGTCGCAAGGCATCGGGTAACGTTCGTAAGACTGAGAGCGGTGCTAGTTTAAAGCGTTGGGAGAAGGAGAAGTGGACTGACACGCGCACGGGCAAAGCTTGTGGTGCGGGTGGTAAAAACGAGTACTGTCGACCATCAAAAAGAGTGTCTTCAAAGACACCCGTAACAAAGAGTGAAATGAGTCCATCAAAGCTTGCAGCCAAGAAGGCTGAGAAGTCAAGAGTAGGCATGGGCAACAGAGTAAGTAACGTTAAAAAATAAATATCATGAAAAAGTCAAGCTGCGGCACTAAGATGGGTGCTACTACTAATAAGAGTGCACCTGTGTACACTTCTAAGAAACCAATGTCTAAGAAGAAGTAATGAAGCTAACAAGTAAAAGCAGAGGCTTTGGCGATACAGTTTATAAGGTTGCCAAGGCTACGGGTATCAAAAAGGTAGCCGATACGATTGCTCAAGTAAAGAAAGGCACGTCTGAGTGCACGCCATGTGAGAAGCGCCGTCAGGCACTTAACAAGGCATTTCCTTATCAAAAATAACACGTATATTTGTAAAAAAAATAAATTATGTCATCAATTCCATCAGGTACTCAATTTATTGGTTTAGCAGCTAACTATCCAACAACAGAACGCCGCTCTAGTTTAATTAACTCAGAGAGTCAGCCATATACTATTGAGGATATTCAGACTCAAACGGTAACTACGTCTGCTGAATTTCAAACTCAAGGCACGGATATTAATAGTACTGCATACTTGCCGTATGGACTTACCCATATTAGTGCTGTGCCAACTGTCAATGACTATGCTTGTCACTTGCCGAATCCACCAATTCAAGGACGTCAAGTTACAATTGTAAATACATCAGGTATTGACATCGTAGTATTCCCAAGTTTACCGGGTGGAAGTATTAACGGCATTACCAATGGTTCTTTTAGCGTACCATCAAATGGACAGGCTTACACTTTCTTCTGTTATGAGAACCCTGCACCGGGTGCTTGGACAATTACTGCTCCTGCAACTTCACAGGTTACATCAGGTGTTATTGACTTTGCAAATGAAGACTTAACGTTTGTTGGAACATTTAGCACAGCTCTAATAGCAAGCACGTCAGGACAGGGAAGATTACAACCAATCCTTGGTGTGAATCCTCCATCAGGAACAGTTAACATTGTCTTGAACACAGTAACTTACCCAATGGTGTTTAATACTGACTTAAACACTACTGTTGTAAACTTTGTAAATACACACGGAGCTAATATCTTTAATGATACAGGTATCGCTGTTTACTCTGATACTACAACTAACCCGTATGTATACTTTACAGCTCCAACAGCAGGACAGGTTACGTTGCTAAACAACATGACTGTAACTCCTGTAGGTGGTGTGACTTATACTGTTCAGAAAAGATACGCTGATATCTATCAGACAAAAGGATTCTGCCTTGCAAATAACACACCCGACACAGGTGTAGGTATTTACGGTAAATCAATCACTACAGGTTTAGGTGGTGGTTGGGCGTTAACTCCCGTTAACGTTTTGTCAAGCACTCAAACTACTTATGTATACGGCGGCCTTGCTCAAAATCCTGACTTCATTTCCATATCACCTTCTTTAGGTACAACTTGGAGGAGATTTACGAAGTTTAAGATTTACACTAATATGCAGGAGCAAATCAATGTAAAAATTGGTGCGAACGCAGGCGTTGCTCTTTACACTCAAGGTGCAAGCCCTGTCTTCCAATCATTTGTAGCTTATAACGATGCTGCTTGGAACACAAGCTCAGGATACAACTTTATCTATCCGGGTACAAATGGTGCTACGTTCCCAATACCTCAGTCAGGATTTTCTCCTATAGCTCTTTCAACCCTTACAAATGGCAACATAATTTCAGGTGTTCTTCCGGGTACATTTGTTGAGTCATTCCCGGGTTCAAACTGTTCTGCAAACGTAGGAGACCCCGGTACGTACTACATTGAGGCAACATTGGCATTAGACGCCTATCCTAACATCACAAATTGGATTGGTATTACTAAGGTAGCTACTCAGATTGCCAACCCTTGGGATGCATGGTACACTAAGTTAATCTTCCCTGTAGTTGAGCTAATCAATCCTGACTACTTCACTACGACAATTCCGGGAGCTATTGACACTCCTAAATTCCAACTATTCTACGAATACGAGCAATTATAATACTTTAGTAATTCCAAAACAAAGTAATCTAGCCACCTTAACGGGTGGCTTTTTTGTTTTAAAATATTCCCTATCTTTGTGATATAAAATTTAAAAGACATGGCATATCAAAAGTTACAGACCACAGCAGCATTGAGCATCGTCTCAACTGATAACGCTAACATACCTATCTACAATATTGTTGAGTCGGGTACAGCTACCTCAGTAGTTGCTAGCCAACTAGTGGACTCAACGGGGTTATTTGTAACAAATGGTGTTAAGGCGGGAGATGTTGTTTACAACAACGTAACTCTTCAGGCTGCAACTGTTATGACCGTTGTAAATCAAACAACTGTCATTTTAAATGCAAACATCTTTACTGTTATTGGAGAGGCATACACTCTTTACTCTCAAAACGTAGACGGCAACTCATGTGTATTGTACGTTGGTACAGGTGGTACGTTGCGTGTTATTACTGCAGGAGGCCAAGATGTTACATTTAATGGTATATTAGGTGGTACTTTTCTACCTGTTCAAATAGACAAGGTATTCAAGACAGGTACAACAGCAACCAACCTAATCGCATTGTGGTAAGATGATTACTAACGGTATACAGATTGTAAACGAGATTGGAATTACAGGTGAGAACCCTATCTCACCTATATACCCATTCGAGCGCGTCACTGACGATGAAATCAACAGATATACTGATGATGGTGATGAACGCATAATTGACTAAAAGAGATGGCGGGAATTAAGATAGTTGACCTACCTGCGGTAGGGAGAGACCTTGCGGCAACCGACTTGTTCGAGATGTCATTAGCAGGTGGCACAGGTAGTCGCAAGATTACCGGCCAAGAGATAATGAACGCATCCAAGCTTTCAGTTAACAACACCCCTGTTATCAACGGCACATCCGGCCGCATATTCTTCCAAGATGCTGCTAATGTGTTGCAGCAAAGCGGTAACTTGTTTTGGGATAATACGAATGGATTTTTAGGAATAGGTACAAGTAGTCCATCAACAAGATTACACGTTGTAGGTTCTGAATATACTTTTGCAGCAACAAGCGGTGGGATTAATTTTTATAATACTCCAGGAGCAAATTCACACTTCAATTTTACAAATTTACGTCAAGATTCAGACTATACATTTAGACAAAATAGAAACGGAGCAGTAAACACAACATCATTAATTTTAAAAGGTAACACAGGCAACGTCCTCATCAACACAACAACCGATGCAGGCTTCCGTTTAGATGTAAATGGGAGTGCGAGGGTGCAGGGGAATACTACTTTTTTAGGCACTATAGCGGGTAGTAACGCTGCACGTTTTGTTATTGCTGCACAAAACTTTGCGGTAAATATAACTTCTACTAATCCAACTAATGGGGAAGGAAGTTTAATAACAACAGGTGCAATTACAACTACAGATAACCAAACTAAAAATGTTATTAACGTAAACAACGCAGTAACTTCAACTTTGGCAAGTTTTAATACCTTAAATGGTTTTGCGTTTACATCAAATATTAATCAAACCCTCGGAACAATAAGAGGTTTATTTATAGCACCTACTCTTACAGCTTCAACTGACTTTAGAGCAATTGAGACAACAGTTGGGAATGTATTATTTGGGACAATTTCAGGCAACGTAGGTATTGGGACTGATACGCCTGCATCTAAACTTTTTCTTGATGGCGGAGTATTCACAAAAAAATATTACACAAATACGAGTAACCAAACAATAAATTTTGGTAGCGCATTTGAACTTTTTGGAACTCCACATAGTTCAAGTGGATTTACCTTTTTTATAAATCCAACCGGTTGGTTAGTCGGATGGGATTTAAGAATAGGTAATTCAACTAATAATATATTATTTAATAGCACTACAGGTATAACTGCAAACAGATTAAATTCTAATGAATTAATTTTAGGCGGGGGTCAATTAAGTTATTACAGAGTTTCTCCTGCAACAGGTTTTTCATACGATTCTGCAGGTGGTTGGAATTTTGTACTTCGTGGAAGTTCATCTGAAAATTTAAGAGTAGTTGGCTCAACAGGCAATGTCCTAATCAACACCACCACAGACGCAGGCTTTAGACTTGACGTTAACGGGACTGCTAGGGTGAGTGGGAACTTGACATTTGGATTTAATACAACTTATATTACAACTTCAAGTACCGGAGGTGGTATCAATGCAGGAATAAATACATTTTTTAACAATGGTGCAGTTTGGATAGATGATACAAGTGTAAGAGCGTTAGATATTACATATAACAATGGAATTAAAATAGCAAACACAACAAGATATCCTCTTTCATTAGGTACAAGTTCGAAGGCAGTAGCATCCGCTCAATTAGAAATGGTCAGCACTACTCAAGGCTTCCTACCCCCACGAATGACACAGACACAGCGTAACGCTATTGCTAGTCCGGCTATCGGTCTTGAGATTTATCAGACTGACGCGACTGAAGGAAAGTATATTTATAAATCGTCCGGATGGACATATATTGGTTAATCATAAAAAACAAAAAATGGAAAACACAACACCACAAGGAGGAGTAGCTATCGAACCGGTAGTATACCCATTAAACGAAGGGACAGCAACACTATTGTCTGTCTTAGTTCTTAACTTCCCAACTGATGCAGTAACATGCACAACTTATTGGCAGTTGCTTACTGAGGATGGCAAGCAATTGGCACAGGGCAACTATACCTTGACTGAGGAGCAGTTTGCAGCATGGGGTCAAGACAATAACTTTGTCAATGAGTGCGTAGCTGAGGCTATTGGAGTAGTAATCATTTAATCTATATAATCATGAATCAAATCGTTTTAAATCAAGAGCAATTAGCAAAATTAGAAGCTTTCATTCAGGAGATGCCTATGAAGTATGCAATGCCACTCGTTCAGTTCTTGAATGAGATTGCAAAAGAACAGCAGCCTGAGGTAACAGAAGAATAACTATGGCCGGAATAAAAATTGTCGACCTACCCGCATTGGGTAGGGACCTGTTGTCAACAGACCTACTTGAGCTCTCAATCGGAGGCACTGCTAGTCGTAAGATTACAGGGCAAGAGATAATGAACGCCTCAAAGTTAAATGTTGGCGCAACTCCTATCGTTAGTGGAACGGTAGGTCGCGTTTTATTCCAAGGTACGGGTAATGTGTTACAGCAGAGCGCTAATCTTTTTTGGGACGACGCCAATTTAAGGTTGGGCATTAATGGCACCCCAACAAGTTCGTTGGAGATTTTTTACAATCCTACGGGAATTAGCAACACTATTGGTTTAACATTAAATTCAGGAAGCACAGGCAGTACGTTAAAAGCTATAAGATTTACCGCAGGGACTTTTGGTGAATTAGGTACATTTGGTGTGAACACGGGCTCAGGTGAATTTAGATGGGCAACAAGTGCCTCATACTTTCCAACTATTTATTCAAATGGTGCGGAGCGTTTACGAATAGCCACAACAGGCAACGTCCTAATAAACACAACAACCGACGCAGGCTTCCGTTTAGACGTCAATGGTACTGCGAGGGTCAAAGGAGTAGGAACAACATCTTCTACAACAGCTTTTACTGTACAAAATAGTTCAGGAACAACAAACTTTCTTATTAGGGATGATGGGCAGCTATCAAGTTCAGGAACAGACTCTAATATCTATTCAAACTTTACAACAGGTAATAAATCACCATTGCTATTCAGTCATAGTGGATATGGTACAGCAACGCCAAATGATACAAGGATTGATATTGGATTTAGAGGAAGACAACCGGGCGGATTAAATAGCTATGATTTTCTTACTTATAAGGTATTCCAAGGAACGGACCCAAATGTAACTACAGGGTTTGAGTTTTATACACATCAAAATCAATCAGGAGCTAGTGCATCTGTTTTAGCAATGTCTATAAATGGAGGTAACGTAGGTATTGGGACGACTTCACCATCTCATAAATTGACCATAGCACAAGACGGATATAATTTAAGATTAGCTAATACCGCAGCAGCTAATGGATATAATATAGGTAGAAATAATGCTAACGGCTTGCTTTACTTTTATGGTGACCAATCGGGATTTAATGGATATGTTTTTGATGGTATAAATGGAGAACGTATGCGTATAGCAGGTTCTACAGGCAACGTCCTAATCAACACCACCACAGACGCAGGCTTTAGACTTGACGTTAATGGGACTGCGAGGTTTCAAGGGGAAACACAAATAGGACTTGGAACAACCGGAGTAATAAACAATTTAATCTTTAACTCAAACAGAGGGGGCGCAGGGTTAAGAGCAGGTATTTATTGGAGTTCGGGTTCTTCTATAATCAATAGAAGGAAATTTAGCGGCGGTAATGATAATACATTATCTTTCTTAGTAGGTACTACAACTGAACTATTGACCATACAAGAGCACAACGGTACGGTTGTTACTAACAATGTAGGTATCAACAATACAAACCCGAATCCTTCTGCGGTTCTTGACGTAGCATCGACCACTCAAGGCTTCCTACCACCAAGAATGACAAACGCACAACGCACAGCAATTGTAAGCCCGGCTGTGGGGTTGATTGTATACTGTACTGATGTTACAGAAGGTTTATGGATTTACAAGTCCCTAGGATGGACATTTATAGTATAAGATATGGCAGGAATTAAGATAGTTGATTTACCGGCAGTAGGCAGAGATTTAGCAGCCACTGACCTATTTGAAATGTCCTTAGTAGGCGGAACAGGAAGCCGTAAGATAACAGGACAGGAAATTATGAACGCCTCAAAACTGAGCGTCAACAATACACCTGTCATAAATGGTACAGCAGGCCGAATCTTTTTCCAAGATGCTGCCAATGTCCTACAGCAGTCAGGTAACTTGTTTTGGAACAATACGACTAACAGATTAGGTATTGGAACTGCAACACCAACTGCACCTATTCACATACTATACAATCCCGCATCACAAAACGGAATAAATATAGATGCAACTGCAAATAATGTAAATCACATTGGATTTTTAAGAGAAGGCGCTCTATATGGTAGGTTTGGAATAAACGCAAGTAGTGGAGAATTTAGATGGGATTGCGGTGCGGGATTAGGTTCGTATTTTGCTACTATTTACACGGGTAATGCAGAACGATTGAGAATCTTTACGGATGGTAATTTAGGACTAAACACCTCAACAAATGCAGGCTTCCGTTTAGACGTCAATGGTACTGCGAGGGTGAGTGGGAACACTTTACTTGATAGCGGAATAATTGCAACAAGTTCAGGAACCACAAGACTGCAAAGCTCGTTGAATTTCTTTTCTCATCAAAGATTGGCTTCATCGGGTGCATTTGGATTTGACATAAGAAATAGTGCTGCAACACAATGTGCTTTATGGACTTACGATGCAGGAAGCGGAAATATTAATTTTGGAGGTTCTACAAGTGCAGGTGCTTTGTTGTTATCAACAAATAACGCTGAAAGATTACGGATATTCCAAACAACAGGCAACATAGCCATCAATACCACCACAGACGATGGCTTCCGTTTAGACGTCAATGGAACTGCGAGGGTGAGTGGGAATACGACTATTGTAGGCACGTCTTTAAGTAGCTTTTCTGTAAGCAACGGAGCAACTGCAATGATTCAAACTGCATCAAGTGGTATTGGTTCATCTGATTTTAGATTCCGTTTATTTAACAACGGAAACACGCAAACATTAGACCTTTATGGTTCGGGTGATTATGACCATCAATCTAAACACGCTTTTAGAACTAATGGAACTGAAAGGATGCGTATATTTTCTACAGGCAACGTACTCATAAACACCACCACAGACGCAGGCTATAAACTTGACGTGAATGGTACGGCTAGGGTTTTAGGTAATTTAACTATTACAACAGGAGGCACAGGTACTAATACGTTTAATGCTAATATAAATTTTCTATCAGCAAACCGTAATAATGTTTCAGGGCTGTTAGATTTACAAAACGCAGCAAATTTATCGGCTTTTTTAGCCGTAACAGGAACACCTACAGCAGGGACAGGATTTGATTATTTTTTAATACAAGGAACAACAAATTCTACTACTATAAATACGGTTAGAAATATATTTAATGTGTCTCCTACTTATAACCTAACAGGAACATTTACAGGAATAATGAGAGGATTTTATTATAATCCTACTCTAACAAGTATGACAGGTGTTACTGCACACTATGCTATTCACTCAACAAGTGGGCGAGTGAGACTTGAGGGACTACCTACATCACCTACAGGGCTTAGTGCAGGTGACCTTTACAATGATGGGGGAACGATTAAAATTGTATAATGGCAAAGATTAAAGAAATTAGTAAATTTGTAGAAGCTCCAAAGAAGAGCCGCAAAGGCGTGCACGCAAAGAGCAAGACAAGTAAGTTGAAAACAAGCAAGAACTATACCAAGAAGTATAGGGGACAAGGAAAATGAAAAGCAAGTTGACTATATTTCTTTTAACATTGGCGTCTATTTTGGCGCCTGTAGAGCTATCCGTTATATGTTTATTCGGGACAATGGGGGTGGATACAATTGTAAAGCTCATCTCCCTGAAGTTTATAGCCAAAAGAGAGGGTCGGCCATACAGAGATGTGTTCCTCTCAAAGATGCTCCGCAGAGGGTATATGTTCAAGCTTGCAGGGTACGCCTTTGTGGCTATCCCGCTATTCCCGCTTGACTACTACCTACTCACGCCATTTGTCAAGAACTTACTGTCTGTAACAGGATACGAGATTGTATTAAATAAGGCGCTGTTTACAAACGGCATCCTTATCATCTTCTCACTAATTGAGATATCGTCAATCAACGAGAATTGGTTTGACATCACAGGTAACAATATGCTTAAGGCAGTGTTCACCGTTGTAAAGAAAATTAGAGCAACCGTAGAGGGTGCAGCTGAAACCTATCGAAATATAAAGAAATAGTATGTTGACAACAGCACAACTTATCTCAAAGTACGGACAACCTAACGAAAAGGGAACGTACTTAAAAACAATTACTTTACCGTACCCGATGCGAATTGCGTGGGATACTGATACTAAAGTAACAAAGATGCGTTGCCATAAAGATGTTGCAGATTCGTTTTTAGCCGTGTTTAATGACATTTTATCTCACTACGGGTACGAGCGTATAGTAGAGTTAGGAATAGACCTTTACGGTGGCTGTTTTAACTTCCGTAAGATGCGAGGTGGTACGTCTTGGAGCACTCACTCTTGGGGAATCGCAATTGACTTAGACCCTGCTCGTAATACATTAAAGGAGACAGCAAAGACAGCACGATTTGCTCGTGCTGAGTACAAGGATATGATAGATATATTCTACAAGCATGGATTCATTAGCCTTGGTCGTGAGAAGAACTTTGATTGGATGCACTTTCAGTATAACAAATGAGAAATAAACTAGCCGGAACAAAAAAAGGAAAATCTGATAGCGCTAAGTACTATCAGGATAATCCAGAGGCTCGTAAGAAGAAGATTGCTTACGACACCAAGTACCATTCTACTGAAAGTAGAAAGGAATACCGCGCTGAGTTACAAAAAATCAATCGAGAGAAAGGAACTCACGGGAACGGCGATGGAAAAGACGTAGCCCACAAGTCAAAGACCCGTACTCGTATGCAGTCTCAATCTAAAAACCGCGCTGACAAGAAGCGCTCATTTTTCAAGTAATGAAACGAATTGCTCTTATTTTTCTTGCAGTGCACTTACTTTTCTCATGCGGCGCTGAGCGCCTGCATCAAAAGGCTGTTAATAAGGGCTATGTTCACACTATAGAGTGTGATACCATAAAGGTCCCGTACTTAGTTGTCAAGAACATCAAAGGTAAAGACTCTTTAATATACAGAGACTCTATAGTTCCTAGGTTAGTAAATAATTACATTCCTAAGTGGAAGGTACGTTTTGATAATAAGCGATTCAATGATAGCTTAAAGTATATACGAAAAGTATATCGTGACAGCTTAAAGGCTGAAATTAAAATGCACGATGACAGCCTAGAGGCTGCTATAAAAATCAACAAACAAGACAATAAAGTCATTGTAAAAACAAGAAAGAAAGGTAACGCTAACCTTTGGTTATTCGTAATTGGGTTTGTCATCGGATTAATTACTCGCTACCTGTTCAAGTTCTCTAAATTTAATCTATGAGTAAATTTCGTCCAAGGATTACGCGAGAAGAGTTTGAGATAGTTTCTCAGTACCGCGCAATCAAAAACGAGGCAAATGAATTAGGTCTCGACGATGCCGATGTAAAACACGGTTGGATAAAATCCAAGACAGCCTCACTCTTCTTTAAGAACCCTAACTTCAAGTCGAAGGAAGAGGAGAATTACGAGCGGATTCGTGAGTCTATCTTAAAGGATATTGATGCGCATACCCCCAAGTATGAGATATTAAAGAGAGAGAACTCAGGTGAATCTCATCTATTGGTAATAGACCCCGCTGACGTGCACATAGGTAAGCTATGTGACGCTTTTGAGACAGGAGAGACCTACGACAATCAGATAGCCGTAAAGCGCGTCTTAGAAGGTGTTCAAGGAATACTTGACAAGTCAACCGGGTTCAAAATCGACAAGATACTTTTTATTGGTGGTAACGACATCCTTCACATTGACACACCGAGACGAACCACTACGGCAGGTACTCCTCAGGATACCGATGGTATGTGGTACTCGAATTTTTTAATAGCAAAACAATTATATGTTGAGATTCTTGAAAGGCTGCTTACTGTGGCTGACGTTCATTTTACTTTTAATCCCTCAAACCACGATTATGTTCATGGCTTCTTCCTTGCTGACGTTATTAGAACGTGGTTTAAAGACTGTAAGCAAATTACTTTTGACTGCTCAATTTCGCATCGCAAGGCTTTTAGGTACGGACTAAACCTTATTGGAACTACCCACGGTGATGGTGCTAAGAACCAAGACCTTCCTCTTTTGATGGCTACGGAGTTTCCTATGGATTGGAGCTTGACCAAGCATCGTTACGTGTACACGCATCACGTTCACCATAAGTTCTCAAAAGACTACATCGGGGTAACCGTTGAGTCATTGCGCTCTCCATCGGGCACAGATTCATGGCATCATCGTGCAGGCTATCAGCACGCCCCCAAAGCGATTGAAGGATTTTTGCATCATAAGATTAATGGGCAAGTTGCACGTTTATCCCATATATTCTGATTTTCATTATCTTTGTCATATAAATTTAATAAAATGAAAGTAGAAAAATTTTTAAAGACAGAAGAATTAGAGACGTTGCAGAAGATGCAGTCGGACTTTAACAAGGCAAAGATTGCTTTAGGAGATTTAGAGTTGGAGAAGCATGAGCTTCTTAAACGAATGGATTTCTTGCGAGCTCAATTTAGTGAACAAGAGAAGTCACTCATTGCTATTTACGGACAGGATGCTGTCATTAATATGCAGACGGGTGAGGTAACCAAAAAAGAAAAATAAAAGACATGGGAAAGATTAGTACATACGCAGTTGATTCAAATCCTTCATTATCAGATAAACTTATTGGTACTGAGGTGGGGAACCTAGATGCTACAAAGAACTACACTATTTCGTCTATTCTTTCCCTTGGAACGTCATCAGGACTACTTGTTCCTTACACAGGAGCTACAGGACCTGTCACACTAGGTGTGCATGGCATTACTGCTAATTCTTTTACTAAAGCGGGTGGTACATCGGCTCAGTTCTTGAAGGCTGATGGTTCTGTAGATTCAACTACATATGCTGCAGCTGCATCATTAAATAGTTACGTTCCTTATACAGGTGCATCTACTAATGTAAACTTAGGTTCTAACAACATTACTGCTAACTCTTTCGTTAAAGTTGGAGGCACATCTTCTCAATTTTTGAAGGCCAATGGTACAGTTGACTCTAATACTTACTTAACTGCAAATACGTTAAATGTTCCTCAAGTATTAAACGGAACGTCATTTGTTACCCAAGCTCCGTCAGCATTAGATACACCATTACTTGTATCATTTGGCGCTGCACAATCAAATGTAGATGTTTCACTTGATGCAGGTGGCACAATCACATTTAACACAGGAGGTGTTTACTTTATAAATGCATTTGGCTCTGTTGAGAGACAAGGTTCATCGGGTGGTGTAGCTATTCTTTTATTTAGAGTTCTTTTAAATGGAACTCAAATTAGTACTACAAAAGGATTCCATCTTGATACGCCAAACCTTGATATACCATATGAAGTGACTATTCCGTTTAAAGCGCAAGCAGGAGATTCTCTTCGTTTTCAAATTATGCGTGACTCATCAGGTGTTAACCAAGGTGGTTTATACGGACATACAGTTCTAGGTGGTTGGCCTAACGTTCCGTCATCTCAAATTCAAATTTGGAAACTTAGCTAATGGACATTAGAAAAATATCTATCGGTCCTGACTACAAAGGTAGCGCTATGCACTACATCTGTGGTCAAGAGATATTGGGTGGGTCAAATACGATTCATCTAATCCGATACGATATTGACAAATCTTCAATCAAGATTTACATCATAAATAAAAAAGAGGAGGTTGTGTTGTGGAAAGAGTTCACGCACACCATGCCAATTGCAATCGAATATAATATAAATTATTAATGAAATCCCCATTCTACTTCATAGTAAAACCTATGGAGGGGAAGAGATACAGCAATACCGGGGACTTTGGAGGAGTTGAGTTAATAGTTAGCACTTCAGAAGAAGACTTCAAATTCTCGAACAGGTACGCTGAGGTTATTGAAACCCCTATAGGATACACCGGTCCAATTGAGCCGGGTGATACACTAATCGTTCACCACAACGTATTTAAGTTCTACAACGACGTTCAGGGCCGTAGAAAAAGCGGAATGAGCTTTTTTAAAGACGACTTGTTCTTTGTTGATTTTGACCAATTCTATATGTACAAAAAGGATGGTGATTGGACTGCCAATGGACGCTTCTGCTTTGTTGAGCCGGTTGATACGGTTGATTCGTTTATTTATAAGCCATTTAGCGAAGAGCCACTTATGGGTACAATGCGTTACCCAAGCGAGTACTTGAAATCTCAAGGTATTAATTCGGGTGATTTAATTTCCTTTGAACCTGACTCTGAGTATGAGTTCACTATCAACGATAAGAAGATGTATCGTATGCTTGAGCAAAACATAAAAATTCTGTTATGAGCAAGGTAAAAGAAATAAAACTTAGAATCATCTCGGCAGGAGAACAGGCCGTTGAGCAGTTGATAAAGGTAGCTAAAGAGCAAATCATTAAGCCTGACCCCGAGGATGAGCTTTCAGCAGATAGATTAAAAAATGCAGCAGCCACCAAGAAGCTCGCTATATTCGATGCATTTGAGATTCTAAATCGAATTGAGCTAGAACGAGAGAACTTGGAGATACTAGATAAAGGCCCTAGTAAGGTAGATACTAAACAAGGATTCGCTGAACGTCGTGCAGGAGGGAAGTAGTTTATATAAGGTTGTCGAGAAGGCTATACCAAAGACTGCGTTCACTCGAAAGAATAACGACAGGTCTTGGACGTATGGTTATAACGAAGACTACGACGTGGTCGTTATATCAAAGACGGGTCGTATTGGAGAGATAGTAGACATACAAGGTCTAAGAGTTGCTCTTCCTGAGGTTCCTCAAAAGTGTCTTCAAAGACACTCTAAATCATCTGAGCAGTATTGGGAGAGAATGGATATGCCAAAGGAACTCACTCGTATTCAATCCATATTCCAATGGAATGATATGCCTGCAGAGTTCAAGAATAGGTGGGTAGATTACATTGAACAGGAATTTGACTACCGTGAACAGGGGTGTTGGTTCATGAACAATGGCAAGCCTACCTATATAACGGGGTCACATTATATGTACCTTCAGTGGTCTAAGATTGACATCGGATACCCTGACTATCGTGAAGCAAACCGTATCTTCTTTATATTTTGGGAGGCCTGCATGGCTGACCCGCGCAGCTTTGGTATGATATACCTAAAGATACGTCGCTCGGGATTCTCATTCATGTCGTCATCCGAATGTGTAAACATCGCAACTCTCGCTAAGGATTCGCGTGTTGGTATGCTCTCAAAGACGGGAGCGGATGCCAAGAAGATGTTCACCGATAAGGTTGTACCAATTAACAGCAACCTACCTTTCTTCTTCAAGCCTGTTATGGATGGTATGGACAAGCCAAAGACTGAGCTTGCGTACCGCGTTCCTGCAGCTAAGATTACAAAGAAGAATATGCATGACGTGGATGACAACGAGATTACGGGTCTAGACACCACGATTGACTGGAAAAATACCGAAGAGAACTCTTACGATGGCGAGAAGTTAAAGTTCTTAGCACACGATGAATCTGCCAAGTGGACAAAGCCAAACAACATCCTAAACAATTGGCGTGTAACCAAGACGTGTTTGCGTTTGGGTTCAAAGATTATTGGTAAGTGCATGATGGGCTCTACGTCCAATGCGCTGAGTAAGGGTGGTGAGAACTACAAAAAACTTTATGAGGACTCTAGGGTTACAACAAGAAATGCCAATGGACAGACCAAGTCAGGCCTTTACGCATTGTTTATTCCTATGGAGTGGAACATGGAGGGATTTATTGATATTCATGGTATGCCTGTGTTTAGAAAGCCTTTTGATAAAATCAGAGGTGTAGACGGCAATTGGATTACAAACGGAGCTATCGATTATTGGGAGGCAGAGGTTGACTCGCTTAAAGGTGACGCCGATGCGCTCAATGAGTTCTATCGTCAGTTCCCTCGTACTGAGTCGCACGCATTTAGAGATGAGAGTAAATCCTCATTGTTTAACCTTACTAAAATATATCAGCAGATTGACTACAACGACGCCTTAATATCAGAGCACTACTTAACACGTGGGTCTTTCCATTGGAGAGATGGTATTAAGGATAGCAAAGTTGTATTCTCACCTGACAAAAATGGTAGGTTCTTGGTGTCGTGGGTTCCTCCTGCTCACTTGCAGAATAGAATAATAGAGAAGAACGGACTTAGATACCCTGCCAATGAGCACATGGGGTGCTTTGGATGTGACCCATATGACATATCTGCAGTTGTTGGCGGTAGGGGCTCCAACGGCTCACTGCATGGAATGACTAAGTTTCACATGGATGAGGGTCCTACAAATGAGTTCTTTTTGGAGTACATTGCTAGGCCTCAAACAGCAGAGATATTCTTTGAAGAGGTTTTGATGGCCTGCGTATTTTACGGTATGCCAATTCTTATTGAGAACAACAAACCTCGTTTGCTTTACCACTTTAAGAACAGAGGCTACAGGCCATACTCAATTAACAGACCCGACAAGCACTACTCTAAATTGACGCCAACAGAGCGTGAGCTAGGTGGTATACCAAACTCCTCAGAGGATGTTAAGCAATCTCATGCATCTGCTATAGAGAGCTATATTGAGAAGTACGTTGGATTAGATTCAGCAGGTATATACAGGCAACCTGATGAGATGGGCTCAATGCCGTTCACTAGAACGCTTAGTGATTGGGCTAGGTTCGATATTAGCGATAGGACTAAATTTGATGCCTCTATTAGCTCGGGATTGGCTATTATGGCCAATCAGAAGCACTTATACATACCGGAGAAAAAAGAATCAAAAATATCTCTTAAATTTGCAAGATATAGTAATGATGGGAATATAAGTCAACTTATTAAATGAAAGAAGTAAAAGTAAACGTACCCTCAACTGCATTTCCGAGTCAATTTGTTTCTGACGCAGAAAAGAACACTGCAGAATTTGGCATCCAAATAGGGCAAGCTATCCAATACGAGTGGTTTCGTAAGGACGGTAATCAATGTAGATATTATAGCCAATGGAGAGACTTCCATCGTTTAAGGTTGTATGCCCGTGGCGAGCAGTCTGTTGCTAAATATAAAAATGAACTTGCAGTTGATGGAGACCTATCATACTTAAATCTAGATTGGACTCCCGTTCCAATCCTTCCTAAATTTGTTGACATCGTCGTTAACGGTATGTCTGACCGTATGTTTAAGGTTAAGGCTTACGCACAAGATGCAATGTCTCAATCAAAGAGAAGTAAGTTTCAAGATGTCCTTGAGGGGCAAATGGTTGCAAAAGCACCATTAATGATGATAAAAGAAAAGTCGGGATTCGACCCATTTGTTATGGACCCCGAGGAACTTCCTGAAACAGATGAGGAACTATCATTGTATATGCAGCTTAACTATAAACCTGCTATCGAGATTGCAGAGGAAGAAGCTATCAATACTATTTTAGAGGAGAATAAATATTTAGACCTACGAAAAAGACTTGACTACGACCTTACTGTATTAGGTATCTCTGTTGCAAAACACGAGTTCCTTCCCGGTTCAGGTGTACAGGTTTCCTATGTAGACCCCGCTAACGTGGTCTATAGCTACACTGAGGACCCTTACTTTAAAGATTGTTTTTATTGGGGTGAGATTAAGACAGTTCCTATTACGGAGCTCTTGAAGATTGACCAAACGCTTACCCGAGAAGACCTTGATGAGATATCAAAGTACAGTCAAAGTTGGTACGATTACTATAACGTGGCTCAGTACTACCAAAATGATATCTTTTATCGTGACACTTGCACATTACTATACTTTAACTACAAGACCACCAAGAAAGTTGTTTACAAGAAGAAATTCTTAGATAACGGTGGCGTTCGTGTAATTGCAAAAGACGACACGTTTAACCCACCTACTGATATGATGGAGGAGGGCAAGTTTGAGAAGATTGAAAAAATAATTGATGTTTGGTACGAAGGCGTAATGGTCATGGGTACAAACATTCTACTTAAGTGGGAGATGTCTGAGAACATGGTTCGTCCTAAGTCATCATCTCAACACGCTATACCAAACTACGTGGCTATTGCACCTCGTATGTATAAGGGTGTAATTGAGTCATTGGTTCGCCGAATGATTCCATTTGCAGACTTGATTCAAATCACACACTTAAAGATGCAGCAGGTTATTGCACGTACCGTTCCTGACGGTGTATTCATTGATGCTGATGGTCTTAATGAGGTTGACTTGGGTACAGGGGCCGCTTACAATCCCGAGGATGCGTTACGATTATACTTCCAAACGGGTAGTGTAATTGGTCGTAGCTACACTCAAGATGGTGAGTTCAACAACGGACGAGTTCCTATACAAGCCATTACAGGAAGTACAGGCGCATCAAAACTACAGACATTAATTGCAAACTACAACCACTACATGGATATGCTACGTTCGGTCACAGGACTTAACGAAGCACGCGATGGCTCTATGCCTGACCCGAGAGCTTTAGTTGGTGTACAGAAGCTTGCAGCTCTTAACTCAAACACAGCTACACGCCACATATTAGAGGCTAGTTTGTTTATGTTCCGCTCATTGGCAGAGGCATTAACATATAGAGTAGCTGACATTTTGCAATACGCTGACTTCAAGGATGACTTTGCAAATAGAATTGGAAAGTACAACGTATCTATCTTAAATGAGATTAAGGATTTATACGTGTATGATTTTGGAATCTTTATTGAAATTTCACCGGATGAAGAAGAAAAGGCACAACTCGAGCAGAACATTCAAATCGCGTTATCTAAAGGCGATATTAACCTTGAAGATGCGATTGATATCCGTGAGATTAAGAACATTAAATTGGCTAATCAACTTCTTAAGGTTAAACGAGTTAAGAAGCAGGATAGAGAGGAGCGACTTCAAATGCAGCAGCAGGCTATGGTTGCTCAGCAAAACCTACAATCACAGCAAATGGCAGCTGAAACAGCTATGGCTAAAATTCAAGCAGAGACTCAAGCTAAGATGCAAATAAAGCAAGCTGAGGTAGCGTTTGAGATTGAGAAGATGAAGAACGAGGCCGTGCTCAAGCAGCAGCTTATGCAGACTGAGTTTGATATGCAGATGCAATTAAAGGGCATGGATACTCAGACACTAAAGCAGAGAGAGGACGAAAAGGAGAAGGCTAAGGATAAAAGAATCTCCATTCAAAATACTCAGCAATCAAAGTTAATTGAGCAACGAAAGAACAACTTACCTCCAATTGATTTTGAATCAAATGAGGATAGCTTGGATGGATTTGACTTAGCTGAGTTTGAGCCTAGATAGTATTGAAAAAATACTATTAAAAAAATGTATAATTTTGTAATGTAAATTTTAATCAAATGGAAATCAAAGTAAGAGATTTGGGAGCGACCGAATCAAAAAGCGTTCAAGAAGTTGAACAACAATTATTAGATGAACATCAACAACAACTAGAAGGAACTCAAGAGCCCCCTATAGAAGTTGTAGATGAACCGACACCAACACCTGCTCAGCCTGAAGAGATTGAGTTAGATGATGATAAAGTTCTTTCATATTTAGGTAAGCGATATGGTCGCGAGCTCAAGTCCTTTGATGACTTGGCATCTCAAAGAGATGAGCAAGAGGAAATGGATGAGGAGGTTAAGACCTATCTTAAGTACAAAAAAGAAACAGGGCGTGGTTTTGAAGACTTTAAGGAGTTGAACAAAGACTACGATTCTATGAATGAAGACGACTTGCTTCGTAAATTCTACTTGTCTACACAAGAGGGATTAGATGATGATGACGTCGATGTACTATTAGATGAGTTTTTCTACGACGAAGACTACGATGATGAGTCAGCAGTTAAAAAGACAAAACTCAAAAAGAAAAAGGCTGTTAATGAGGCAAAGAAATTCTTTAACGACCAAAAAGAGAAATACAGAGTTCCGCTTGAGTCAAGCACGAGCTCTTCTCCTAAAGTCGATTTAGAAGAGTATGAGTCTTATAAACAATATATGTCGGAAGCTAAAAGCCTCGAGGAGGAAAATATGCGTAAAGCCGAATGGTTTCAGCAAAAGACTGAAGAGTTATTCAGCGGTGAGTTCAAAGGTTTTGATTTTACTGTTGATGACAAAAAATTCACCTTTATGCCTGCAGACCGCGAGGAGATAAAAAAGATTCAAAGTAATCCATACAGCTTTATCACGAAGTATTTGGATGACAACGGATTGATGAAAGACGCAGCAGGATACCACAGGTCTTTAGCAATGGCAATGAACCCTGAGCGCTTCGCTAAGTTCTTTTATGAGCAAGGCCAAGCAGATGCAACGGATGACTTGAGTCGTAAGATTAAAAATGTAAATATGTCTGAGAGGAGAGCGCCTGAGAGCATTGGCAATGGGGAAATGAAAATTAGAGCAGTAAACCCTGATTCGGGTAGCAAGCTCAAAATTGTAAGTAGAAAAAATTAATAACTAACAAAAACACAAAACAATGCCAGTTTTATCAACCCCCGGGTTTAATTTGCAGCCAAATGCTCAACAAGTAGCATTGCAAACAAACTACATTACTAACTTCGACTTCTTGAATCAGTATCTTCCTGATACTTACGAGAAGGAATTTGAGCGTTACGGAAATCGTACTGTATCTTCATTCTTACGAATGGTAGGTGCTGAGATGCCGTCTAACTCAGATATGATTAAGTGGACTGAACAAGGTCGTCTACACACTAAATACACTAACTGTAACGCTAACTCAGCTATTACATCTGATACAGCTACAATCACAGTTAACGACGTATTGATTCCAACTGCTTCAGGTAAGCCAATCGCTATCCGCGTAGGACAAACAATCAACGTTTCTGACAACGCTACAGGTGTTTCTAACAAAGCTATCGTAACTGCTGTTAACACTACTACAGGTGTTATTGACGTTGCTTACTACGAAGCTGCAGGTCAAGCTTTTGCTATTAACTCAACTGTTACCATCTTTATCTATGGTTCTGAGTTTAAAAAAGGTACTAACGGAATGGTTGGTTCTTTGGAAGCTGATGACGATTTCTTCTCTAACAGCCCAATCATCCTTAAGGATAAGTATGCTGTTAACGGTTCTGACATGGCTCAAATTGGTTGGGTTGAAGTAACCACTGAGAATGGCGCTACAGGTTACCTTTGGTACTTGAAGTCTGAGCACGAAACTCGTCTTCGCTTTGATGACTACCTCGAAACATCTATGATTGAAGCTGTTCCTGCTGCTTCAGGTTCAGGTGCTGTAGGTGCAGGTTTCAAAGGTTCTGAAGGTGTATTCTACGCAGTAAACACTCGTGGTAACGTGTTTGGTGGTGGTATTCCATCTAACATGGGTGACTTTGACACCATCCTCCAACGTTTGGATAAGCAAGGTGCTATCGAAGAGAACGTATTGTTCTTAAATCGTGCATTTAGCTTGAACGTAGATGACATCCTTGCATCTCAAAACTCTTACGGTGCTAGTGGTACTTCTTACGGTTTGTTTGACAACGATAAGGATATGGCTTTGAACCTTGGTTTCACAGGTTTCCGTCGTGGTTCTTACGACTTCTACAAGTCAGATTGGAAATACCTTAACGACCCAACAATGCGTGGTGGCCTTCCTACAGGCGCTGCTGCCGTAGGTACTATTACAGGTATGTTGGTTCCTGCAGGTTCTACAACTGTTTACGACCAAGTACTTGGTAAAAACGCTAAGCGTCCGTTCTTACACGTTCGTTACCGTGCTACTGAGGCTGAGAATCGTCGTTACAAGACTTGGATTACAGGTTCTGCCGGTGGTGCTGCTACTAGCGACCTCGATGCAATGGAAGTTAACTTCTTATCTGAGCGTGCTGTATGTACACTTGGTGCGAACAACTTCTTCTTGTTCCGTTACGGTGCATAATCAATAGGATTAATAAAATGGGGGGTGTCTTCAAAGACACTCCCCTATTTTTAAAGTTTAATTATATCAAATAAAATGAAAGCAACACAAAAACCAATTAGCGTAAATAAAATTTACAAGCTTAAGAATGATGCAGCTCCGCTATCATTCATTTTACCATCTCGAGGAACTGACCGATACCCATTACTTTGGTGGGATGAAGAGAATGGTATCAACCGAGAAATCCGCTACGCGGTAAATCAAAAAAGCCCATTTCAAGATGAGCAAGATGGCAATGCAATTGTAGAGCCAATTATCTTTGAGGATGGATTTTTAAGTGTCCCAAAAACAAATCCTGTTTTACAGCAGTTCTTGAATTATCATCCACTTAATAATATTTCTTTTGAAGAGATTAACTTTGAGAAGGATGCGTCTAAAGAACTAGAGATAATCAATCACGAGGTTGATGCCTTGATTCGTGCTAAAGAGCTTACCGTTGACCAAATGGAGACTGTATACAGAATCCTATTTAACGTTAGTCCTGATAAGATTACAACAGCAGAGATGAAACGCGACATCTTGGTATTTGCCAAGAATGAGCCGGTAAACTTTGTTAATCTACTTGACGACCCAATGTTAAACACTCAGTCAACAGTACAAATATTCTTTGAGAAAAGACTTCTTGTATTCAAGAATCAAAATAAAGAGATTTGGTTTAACACACCATCTAACAAAAAGAAGATGATGAATGTACCATTTGGTGCAGACCCATACGCAGAGCTTGTCGAGCACTTCACATCTAAAGAAGGTCTAGACGCATTAAAAATGTTAGAGAGCAATTTGGAGTTAATGTAATTACTTCATATATTTGCACATCTACTTTAGCGTTTCTGAAAAGAAGTGTTCTTACCACATCAAAGGCGTCTTAATCGGGCGCCTTTTGTTTTTTATGTATCTTTGTAAAAAGGATTAAAATGATTAACTCAGTAAGAAATACTGTACTCTCCGTTTTAAACAAAAACAACTACGGGTATATATCACCATCTGACTTCAACTTGTTTGCAAAACAGGCTCAGATGGAGATTTATGAGGAGTACTATAGTAGCTATAATAAAGCAATAAATGCAGAGAATGCTCGATTATCAGGTACAGAGTACGCTGACATCGAGAATCCCATAGCTGAGGTCTTAGAAGGCTTCTTACGCAATGATACATTAGTACAGGTTGCACCTGCTACAAATCAATACTATGTACCGTCTCTTGTGACGACAGGTTTTAACTTCTACATGATTAGTAGACTTACTTGTTTTAATGGCACTACAAGGTTAGGTGATGCGGAGAAGGTTGCTAACGCTAGGCTTTATATGCTATTGGATTCAATGCTTACAGCTCCTACTACACAATATCCTGCATACATAATTGAAAGTGACGTCATATCTGTTTATCCTGACACAATCAACGGCGTATCGTCTTTGAAGTGTTCATACTTTAGATTACCATTAGACCCTAAGTGGACTTACATTAGCTTACCTAACGGTGAGCCTGCATTTGACCAATCACAGCCTGATTATCAGGACTTCGAGCTTCCGTTGGAAGATGAATATAAGTTGGTTATGAAAATACTTCAGTACTGCGGTATGTCAATTAGAGAGATTCAAGTTGCACAGTATGGTATTCAGCAAGAGCAGTCTGAGAATCCTGCATTTAGCACACAACAATAATAAACCATGGCATATATTTCACAATATCAATACTACGAGAATGGTGGTAACGCGCCTGAGGACGCTAATTGGGGCTCCTATCAATACGTTAGCTTAAAGGACATTGTAAACAACTTTATGCTTATGTACTCAGGCAATCACTCATTGATTAATAATGAGGAGCGTTATAAGATTATATTTCACGCAAAGCGTGCAATTCAAGAGCTAAACTACGATGCGTTCAAGGAAATCAAGGTGCTAGAACTAAACGTTTGTGAGAAGCTCCGTTTTGTTTTACCATCTGACTACGTTAATTGGGTACGCATTTCCTTATACAAGGATGGATGGTTACGCCCACTTAGCGAGAACATTCAAACGTTGTCATCCAAGGCTTACTTGCAGGATAATAACTGCAACATTCTATTTGACCAAGACGGTAACGTTCTTGAGCCTCAGTACTCTGCGATTGACTTTGACAGAATTACAGGCAGCAAAAAGAGTATC